AAGATCAAGATCAAGATCAAGATCAAGATCAAGATCAAAATCACCATCAAGAAAGAAGCGTCGTCGTCGCTTCAGCGCGTCGAGACATTCTCGCAACCGGTACGGAAGACTCGTGTCGAAAAAGCGCGCTTCGAGAGGTCGCCAGAACCCCTGGATTAAGGCGGTGACAAAAGCACGCCGAGAGCTTGGTATCAAAGGCTTTATGCCAGTATCGAAAGGATCTGCTCTTTACAAAAGAGCCAAACAACTTTATAAGTAAACAAAGGCAAAAAAAAGCCTCCAGTTACCTTTTTTTTGTGTAACATGGGCAGTATGTGACCAAAATGTTTTTTTATGTATGTATATATATATATTTATTTATTTATACAGGCACAGGTCACTGTACCGCGTATTGGGGGGGGGTTTAAGATATTTTATGGCGAGCACTCATCAGCGCTCTTCAAGCGTTATCTTTTGTACTTTTTTATGTAATCTGGCAAAGTACGGAACCATTCATTTACCTGGGCCGTCATAAACGCTTTGACAGCTTCTTTGTGCAGAGATGAAACAGTTTCTCCAAAATTTACCTGTAATGCTAGCTTGAGGTTTGTACTTGTATCAGTTAAGGTGGCATTATAGGTGGCAATGCTTCTATATTCTAACATGCCTTCTAACTTGCCAGAAACAGAGTAGATAAATGCAGCTTCAGACATCTTTATGTCTTCCCGCGCCACAAACTCCTTTCCAGCGAATGCCTGTAGTATTTCTGGAATGTCTTTTCTCACTTCAAACGAATATGAGGTAGGTGTCGCATCAAGTTGTTTTGAATTTTTGTCCTTGAGGTGTCTAAATACTATTCCTCCTAAAACATCTTGCTTGGCAAACTTTAACGTGTCGGTCCTTGACAATATTTCTTCCCAAACCATTTTAGTATGTTTTGTATTTTAAATCTTCTAGTTTCAACGCGGTTATTTCAAGGTAATATTTTTTTTAAAGTAAAAACCGAATATGCTTGGCCATATTCTCCCTCGAAATTACAGTACGAGGACATGGGTACTAATGATTCCAGGTACAGCCCATGATTGTTACAAATAGATTCTACGACTGGCCAGTATACTATGTATTCTACTAGACCCGGCACACATTCTTGGAGAAAGTAAGAAAACTCTACCCCCCAACACTTTTCGTGTATGTTAGTTGGAAACGCATTGCAAATGGAGAAAAAGCACCCTTTAAAATCTTGTATGGGGTACACAACGTTGCTGGAGCTGAACTTCTTGGACAACCACACCCAGTTAGTCGTAATTCCGTAAACTGTAGCCCCTTTTGCTAACGACTTTGAAAGATTTGACACGAAAGTATTACAGGCGGATTTGTTCTTGCAAAAGTAGTGAAACGCAAACATTATACTTGCAGAAGTGTACAGTTTCCCATTTTTTGGCCATGCTAAACTCAAATCTGCTAGGAAGAATCTGAATATGTCTCTGCGCTTACTTTTTTGTGCTCTTCTTACAGCTTCCTTGAGCGCTTTTGGGGCAAAATCCACAAAGACACAAGAGTCTAAATCAGTAATTTTGTCTATTTTAAAAATATCTCCCCCGCGACCGCATGCCAACTCTAGATGATGTTTGGTCTTGATCTTGGAAAATATATCTCTTTTCACAGAATTACAATTGTTCCTTATTCTCGTGACAATTCCATCGCGGTCAATAGCCTCCCTCGCGGCGGTAATTACGGCTTTATCGTAGCCAGTTGTCGTAGAATTAATCACAAATTTGGGATCTCTCCACTGAGATCTTCCCTGCACACACCAATATGCTCTATTCTTAGATTTAGACCATTTACACTCCATTGTACATGTATGTTTTTAACCTTAAATTTGAAAGTTTTTTTGTTAAATTATTACAAATTAGTCAACAACGATGTTCAAGGGTTCTCGCGCCAAAGCGAGAGAAAGGGGTGTATATATTCCACCAGCTTATACAAACATTATGATTTCTAAGGATCCGAGAAGTCCTTTGCAGGCGACGGCTGTCGCGGTTAATGGAAAGCGCCAATACTACTACACACCAGAGCATAAGGCTTTGAGCTCACACAAAAAGTGGATACGACTCCATGAATTCTCCAAAATTCTTCCAGAGATAAGAAAAGACATGAAGAATAATCCAAAATCAATTTACGTAGGCATTTGGCTGGTCGACAACTGCAAGTTTCGAGCTGGTAGTCCCAACGGGGCAACTGGTGTTTCAACTTTAAAACCAAATCATGTCAAAAATAATTCAGTTTCATTTATCGGTAAATCAAAAGTCCAGAACACGTGTTCTATTGATAAAAAATTCATGAAAAACGTAAAAGAGTACGCTTCAAATCCTCCGTCTGCGGTACAACTTAACGATTACATGGCAAGTTTTGGTAACCTCACCCTTAAAGACTTTAGGACATTTCACTCTAACGCCACTTTCTTGGACTATCTTTGCGACCAGCACCCCCCATCGACACAGAAAGAAAGAAAGGCGATGATAAAAAACGCCATCTCATATGCTGCGGATAAACTAATGCACACTCCTTCTATTGCCAAAAAGAGTTATCTTTTCCCGGAATTGTTAAAGTCGTATGAATCCGGAAGATTAGATAAGATTCATGGTTACTCTAGGACTGGTATGTACAAAACCCCAGGCGAACAATTGCTTCGTTTGGCTTCCGACAAATTAGCAAAAAAATAGTACCCACTACATCCACTGTACTCTCGGCGGGGATCGAACCCGCGACCTATGGCTCATAAGACCATCGCTCTGACCAACTGAGCTACGAAAGCTTTTTCCTTTGTTCACATCATTATACACGATTTTTTTGCCGATGGCGTTAACGCAACGGCGTTAACGCGTTTCCTTATAAATTATTGCTTTTAATAAATGTCAATTAGCAATCAAAAGACTCTAACTTTAATCGCCACTTCGTTTAAAATTGCAAAGCAACTCAAATCACACAGAGTAGAGATTTCTCACGTCGCAACCGCTCTCAGAAACACCGTCGGTCATTCATATTCTCAAATTATTGAAGTTACACTTAGATCATTGGACCAACCTTTAGATACTAAACAAAAAGAGAAAATTCAAAAGCTTTGTCGCGTGGTTAAACAAGAAATTGGGATAGACTCGATTTCTTTTTCCATAAACTCGATGCATCTTCTCGTTGCAAGTAGGCTTTTCTTCAAAAACAAAATCTATGAAATGTCAGAGATAACGACGACAGCACAAGAAGAAATGCGACGAGGTTTCTTAACTGCGTTAAGTAGCGTGAACTAAAAAAAATGTAGATAACTAAAACTAAATGGCATCTTTGGCCGGAGTGAGACCAATCCCCGCCGAAGAACTCAAAGGCATGAAACCGGGTCAAACGCTTAGTCACGTGGCATCCTTAAAGGCAAATGCGTCGACAAAACTAATCCCGGAACAATCGCAAATAGCCGACCTTCCGCCGTTGCCAGCGGGGACCACAAAAGCGCCCGGTCAGCAGCACGGGGACGCTGAAATGAAAAAACGCGAAGCAAGCATCGACTTTTCGGATCCGGCATCCATGTATAATTATGTTATGTATCATCATCCAGATTCGGAGCCTTCGATGCAGTGTTTGAATGTTATTAGAGAAACCGGCCTCGCGTCTAAAATTTGGATTCAAAACGTTGAGGATTTGTCTCCTGCTGATATCCAAGAAACTCCATGGCTTGATAGAGTTCCTGTCGTTGTAAATAGAAAGACAAGTGAAGCGTTTAAAGGAAAAAATGCAGCGTTGGCTCAATTGGAAAAAATTCCAGTCGTCGGCATCCCAAAATCTAGAGACTCAACTTCATTGAATGTAAGTCCCTCATTCGGTATTCAGTATCAGCAATAGTTGTCTTTTTTTTTTTGTTCTACCTTTTAAAGTCATGCCACTTCGAGTTATTTTTAATTTCGACACTAGCGTCGAGGATACTGGATCTTCAGATCTAGGATTAGTTTCTACCGAGGAATTAAGTGATATATTTAAAGACAACCTAGAAGCCTTAGACTCCTTTTTAGATGTAAACTTTGATGAAATTCTGTCTGTAAACCAGATAATCGATTTTTCAAAATTTACATATGCTTTTGATAGCGCGTCCCAAAGTCCATCAAGTGACAGCTTAAGTGCGAGCTTTAGTTTCAGCGACTGGCCCGATTGCGAACACGAAGTAACAAAAACCACAAATTGCCAGCCTCTCGGATCTCCTATTTACGTAATTGGACTAGAAGATAGCATTTCGAATAGCGAATCTTATTCAAACAGCAAATCTTATTCAAACAGCGAATCTTATTCAAACAGCGAATCTTATTCAAATAGCAAATCGCTTAGCATATCCGCCAGCGAATCGCTTAGCATATCCGCCAGCGAATCTCCTCTTGAATACTCTTGGTTATCTGATGGAGTTAATTTGCAATTAGACTTCACAGATCCAGCAATCTCAACAGTGTTAAGTTTGCCAACGTCACCTGTCTGCGACGGAAGCCAGTACTGTTCTGAATTAGCAGACTGCTACAACGCATGTTTTACTAGCGGTCAATCAAATGCCTGCTGGCAAGAAGCGTGTTGTCCTAGCTCATCATCTGGGGATTTTAACAATTCTAGCTTCGGATATTACACATGTGACACAAATTCTTGTTTCTCCGCCTGCAATAACTCTTTCAGTTCTGGTGTCACGCTGACGTCCGACGGCCTGGAAGTGTCGGGTCAAGGTACCGTAAGTACGACGCAAGACTTTTCATTTGACAACGACGACGGCTATGGAATTATCGAAATATGGCTTGGGAACGTGTCCACGTCGGCGAACGACACCCTTTTCAAGATTGAAACGACAGATTATCTTGCTATGAATGAAACGGGGTGGGCGGATATGGAGTTTAAAACAAATGGCTCTAACGAGTTTTACGGGAGTTACAACAATGGATCAAATAAAGTTATTAGAGTACATGATAGTGGATGGCCCCGTGGTTATAATTGGGAATTCCTTTCCAGCACTTGTTGTTCAAGTCACAATATCTGGAACTCACCAATCACTCCTACGCAGAATCTCGACAAAGTAGCAGATATGTTTGAGTGTATTCAGTCAAAAACTCATTATAATGACCATTATTCTGCCCGGGGTGATACATGTTTTGGTTTAGGTCGGGATGAGAACTTAACTAACAAACAAATAGAACACGCCGATAGTTTTGACCCAAGTCCGTCGTGGATGAATTACTTTGACACGTGGAAGTCGGGTCCCGAAATATTAAATGGCGGAAGCTTTAGCATTTCTAATGACGACCACATCATGATTAACGTAAAAAGGGAAAGTGTCGATTATTACAAGAACGGAAGTCTCGTGCACACGCAAAGTAATTCCGGGGATCACAGAGTGGGGGGTGTTGTTAGTTTACCAAGGAAGCTTATAATTGGCAGTTCCAGCAACGACGCGAACTCGACGTTTACCTTAAAGAAAATAAAGTGGTACGGAAATGCCAAATCGGATAACGACGCCCTTGCGATATACACGGTGCGAGAAGGATTAAATAATGAAAACATACAAACTGCTGTAGATGCATGGATTGCAAATCCAACAACTGCAGAAGCAATATATGGTCATATTTCAAGTTGGGATGTGTCACAAGTGACAAATATGAAAAATTTATTTAATATGAAACCCACATTTAATGATGATATTTCTAATTGGGATGTTTCTAATGTAACAACTATGCAGGGTATGTTTTATGGTGCAATTTCTTTCAATCATCCTCTCAATGATTGGGACGTTTCAAATGTTACAAGTATGGAATCTATGTTTCATACTGCATCAGCGTTTAATCAACCTCTCAACAATTGGGATGTTTCTAATGTAACAACTATGTGGGCTATGTTCTATTATAATCAAGCTTTTCAATGTGATCTCGGGACTGCGGACTATTGTCTTGGGCCGACGGCTACAGTGAATGCCTTCGATCAAGATATTTCAAACTGGGATGTTTCTAATGTAACTAATTTTGGTGTGTATGG